TGAAGAGGATAATGCCAATAGACAAAATCTTAACCTCTCCAGTTTCTCGATCCACTACATTCATGTAGTAGCGGTCACGCCCTTTAATTTGACGAGCAAGAGTCTCGTCTTTTGTGGGCTCTTTCCAAAGCGAATAGTAAAGCTCGCAGAGGGGGCATTTCTCGCCATGAACTTGACGGCAGTGAATATTCTTCACAGTGCCGTCCTGCATGGGAATTCTATGCAACTTAGTCATCGCATAAAAGTCCGCGTCATCCTCTTTGGGAGGCAGGATTCGAACTGCATTCGTACCCTCCTCTACTTTGAGAAATGTATCCGACATTCCTCCACCCCCACCCTTACCTGATAGGTTAGCGTGGATTTCCTTAATTTTTTCTAAATCGATAGCCATTGTAAACTCCTTTGTAGTTAGTTATAAGCTGTTAGTGCTATAATAGGCAGCGTAGCCTGTTTGTGTTAGCTGTAAATGTTTTTTTCTGCTCTCATGTTAGCGGACAGTTGGACGAGCAGATCCTTCTTCTGTCCTAAAGATTGAACTAAGCTCTTCAGCATATTGTACTTCAAAGTTAATTCATTAACCTCACGGCAGATGCGCCCGTACTCGTCCTGAGAGAGCACATAATCATCGAGGTCTTTAGCGGTAGGCTTCTTTGCAAGCCCTCTTCCTTCTTCAGTTCTTTCTTTTCGTGTTTGGGCCATATATATAGTTAGCTCCAAATTCTTATCATCTAATTTTTTCTTGCAAAGATCTTGCATAGCAGAGTAATACGAGTAATGGCTGGCATGTCTAGAAAGCTCCACATCCATATTACTTCTATCAATCCTTGTTATGTTTTGACAGATCTCATTATAGGTATCCATGTCAAGATCTCTAATTACTTGATTAATGTCTAATTTAGGCATAATAGCTCCTTGGCTAATTCAGGGTTCAATCGAGCAAACATCATCATTGCTCGGGACATTGTTATAGTAAGCTTCTCGTTAGAGGTGTAAACATATTCCTCTGTTTCTCCCTCGCCCTCACCCCCTAACCCACACAACTCCAGTAACATATGACAAATTTCGTGAAACAAAGTTTCTCGGGCAGGACCATCCTCCATCTTTTCTTCCACCTGGATCTCATAAGTATCAAAATCGCAAGTGCCCCAGCAATTAGTTTTAGCTGATTTTAAGCCTTTAACTATCTTAATCCTAAAGCGAGCCCATCCAGCGTCTACTTCTTGAAGGGCCTCAGTGGAATTAATAAGTTCAAAAATATGCTTACTCTTCGGACTCATACGGATCAGCCTCACTTAGGGTTAGGGTACTATAATCAACGGAAAGGGGAACAACAAATCTTTGCTTGCCGTTCCTAGATTTCATAACGTAACATCTCATTTGCCCATTATCAAACTCCTCCTCTGTTTGGTTAAGAGAGATAGCATAATCACAGGTCCGAATCTTTCCATAAGCATCTGCAAGTTCTGCGTCTGTGATAAGCTTTACTGATCTTCCTTGGCGATTTGTTTGAGTTGCTGTCCACATCAAAACATCACACTCAACAGCAATACCTCGTAGCTCTTCAGAAATTCTTTGTTGGGCTTGGTACTCCGCTAAACCATCTCGCGTAGGTCTAAGAAGTTCAAGGTAATCAATGAGAATTACATCAGGCTTAAAGTCTTCGTAGTTTTGAAGTTGAACCAGAAGAGACCTAATATCATTAATATTTGCCAACCCCGTAGGAAACTCTTTAATCATTAGTTGAGCTTTAGGGAACCTCTCCCCAAAAACCTGAAGCCTCTTCTGAAGAAGAGCTAAACTATCCTTAAGCCTTCGCTGAGGAATAAGGGTCATGATAGAATCAAAACGAGCAGCGATTCGGTCCTCACTCATCTCTAGACTAATGTAAAGAACCTTCTTATTGTTCATCATCGCCTTTACACCCTGATTAACAAGGTAAACAGATTTGCCGACCCCTGGGGGTGCTACAACCATAGCTAATTCCTTGTTTCCTAAGCCACCTTCCAACTCCTTTGAAAGAGTATCAAAAACCGTAGGGTGTCTGTTTCCCGCAGTATCCTTTAAGCTCCTTTCAAAACGAGCTAGAACGTCATTAAAGTACGTCTGTCCGAGATCAACATTCCTATTGATACATAGAGCATCCCGTACCAAGGTTTCAATCTCCCCCATCCGATCATCTTTAAGCAAGCTAATACTATTAGTAATAGCTTCTCTCATGGCAGACTTTTGAGCAAACTTTTCGATGATGTCTAGGAAGAACTCCGTATGCCCTATACAGGACGCATCCATGGAGTTAATTCTTTGAAGCTCGTCATCATAATCAGAAAGATCTTCCTTAGAGCCCTTAAATTCTTTAACACACTCTAAGAGGTGAAGATCCTTAGGAATGTCTAGATAATCATCATAGTATTGCCTGATAGACTGAAAGATATTTGAGTGTATAGGAAACTCAAAATACTCAGGCCTAACTAAGGAGCTAATTTGAAGATAAAAATCTCTATTGTATTTAGAGAGAAATAAGATGCCTCTCTGAATATCGTCGCTAAAATCGTACTGCATTGTTACTGGGGTTTATGGAGGGAAGAAGATATTTTGTGTCCTACGTCATTATAGACCTTTTCTGTCAATTTCCTTGCTGTTTCTTTGGCGTTTCTTGCCTCGGATTCAGATCTGCGCCTTACGACCCCATCCTTTACCCCTTGCTCGAAATTAGGTGTCATTTTGGAGTAATGTCTCCACCCAGTTGCAATAGCTCGTTTAGATGCAGCTATAGATTCATCATAATACTCATGAGCTTCATCCTTCGTCAAACCATCTTCATAATACTTTCTGGCTCTTACTCTATTGGTGTGGCAATCCCCTTTCATCTTAAAAGTAGTAACTGACCCCCAATTTCTATTCCTTAATTCCCCACAGTCTGGGCAGGGGGTTTGCTTGGGGGCTGTGCCTAAAGGATAGTCTACCTCCCAAATAGCTTCACATTCATGACAAATCCAATCGTAATAGGTCACTCTACTTCTCTCCAGCTAAAAAGGCACGAAGCGCACAGGCAGGTCCCAGGCTTAATAAAAATAAAACTATCCGTACCATTGAAGTATACCATACATCCCACAAGCGAAGAGGGCAGCATAGAGGAGAGCAATTATAATTGTTTCTCGCGTAACCTCTTCTTTCCTTGTAAATTGTTTACGCCCCACACTCGCCTCCCGCTAAGGAACAAGCCTCGCCAACTGCCATAGATACCTCTTTATTATCTCCCATGTACTTTTGGATATTTTCCTCAGTAAGAGGGATTGCCTCTAAAGGCTCATTACCTTTAGAGCCTGCTCGATAAACAGTAAGGCCTTTGAGGTACGGAGCATAATCCAACGCTGCTTGAGAGAACTCTTCAGGAGTGGAAGTTGCAGGAAGATTGATGGTTTTTGAGATACAGGAATCCATGTACTTTTGGACCGTAGCTTGTACCCTAATATGATCTTCGGGGGCCACATCATAGGCTCCGACAAAGTTATCCAACGGTTTTTTTGCGTCATGCCACTCTTCGAATAACGAATCGACAACTAATTGCTCCTTCCAGACATTCGCTTGACGATATCGACGGTTATACATAGCAGCAAATATTGGCTCAATGCCACTTGAGACACCGTGAAGCATGGATATTGTTCCGCATGGAGGGATGGTAAGCATAACGGCATTCCTAATACCATGACGCTTAATAAGCATCCTAATACGAGCAGGTAATGTTTTAGCATATTCTTCATTTAAATACTTTTTGTAATCGAATTCTGGGAAGGGGCTCTTGTCCCGTGCGAGATAAATCGACATCTTGTATGCCTCATCTCGTATGGTAGAGAATAATCTGTCTAAAAACTCTAAACACTTTTCGTTACCGTACTTAACCCCCAGTTTAATGAGCATATAGTGTAAACCAGTTACACCTAATCCTATCCGTCTAGACCTTTCCCCTACTCTCTTGCAAGTATCTGTGGGAAACTTGTTAACTGTAAGAACATTATCTAAGAACCTAATCCCTGTACGAACTGTACGAGCCAATCTTTTCCAATCAATATCGCTGCCGTCATCAAGCACCATATTGCTGAGATTAATATTACCGAGGCAACAATTTCCATAGGATGGGAGCGAGATTTCGCCGCAAGGATTGGTTGAATCAAGGCTTTCAAAATACGACACATTAGTATATTTATTAGCTAAGTCGATGTTATAGATGCCAGGATCTCCAGATTCTACAGAGTTTTTCCAGATCATATCCCATAAGTCTCTGGCCTTAATGTCTTTACGACCAATTACTTCAAAACAATCTGTCCAATTTTTCTTGTGGAAATTCTCGGATCGGGCAAGGGCATCCTCCTCATCCTGAGCTATCACCCGAATGATCTCTCCCTGGGCTGCGCTTGTTTTTCTGTGGACCTCATAAGAGTAATATTCCTTATTGTTGAAGGTGAAATACCAATCTTCATCCAACTCAATAGCCTCAAGGAACCTGTCCGTAATCGCTACAGATATGTTAAAGTTATTGAGTTGTCCTTGATCTAATTTAACAGAGAGGAACTCAAGCAGATCAGGGTGAGTGATATTAAGAATGCCCATAAGAGCCGTTCTACGATTCTTTCCAGCCCGTACATGTTCACCTACCTCATTAATCATTTGCAGTACAGACACAGCCCCTGGGGCTGAGTTCTTTACACTTCCAATATGATCCCCTTTGGGGCGAATTTTTGATACATTAAACCCTACTCCTCCACCTGCGCAGGAGATTCGATACATATCCTGTACAGTTTTTCCAATGGAATCCACACTGTCTTCTGGAATAATAACATAGCAGTTAAGCAGATTATGATTCCCACGGTTGCGACCAGCACCGTAAATAATTCTACCCCCCGGAATAAGGTCCCCAGCACCGATGGTATCGTAAAAAGCCTTTTCAATTTTTTCTTTATCTTCATCTCTTTCTGCGGAAGCAACAGTCTTTGCAATTACTTTCGCCCTTTCTCCCCATTTTGTTTCGCCTGGGTAGGCATACCGTGTCTCAAAAATTTCTTGTCCTAACTTATTTAAACTTGTTAATGCCATTTTGTTATCTTTGATACTCCTTTAGACTTAATAATAGACAGACGGGGCGCAGAATGAAGCAAGGTTTTCAAATATTTATTATGAGTAATAATAAATATTAGCTTATCCTTCTTGATTTCTTGTAATAAACTATAAAGACCGTTAATTCCTTCCTCGTCTAAGTTCTCAGCGATTTCATCTAAGAAAAGAATATTTGATTGATCTTTATCCGTAAGAAGCAGGAGATCTTTCAAAGCCATCATTACGGCAAGATTGATTTTCCTCTTCTCTCCACCAGACAATGATATATACTGAATCACCTGATCATTGGTAATTACTTTTTCATTTAATTCTTTATCAAAATATAAAGTATACTTTGAATTTGTTAAAAATGAAGTATAATAATTCACTCTATTGTTAAGGTAGTCTAAGATATTGTTAATTATAAATTTTATAATACCTTGCTGGGAAAATGCTTTCTCCCAAAAACGCATTATTTCGTAGTCCAGCTTATTTTCAGCCTTAACCTCCAAACGTAGCTGTATTTTTTCTTTATACGATTCAATTAAAGATTCATAATTTGTTTCGTCTCTGCACAACTCTTTATACGCCAAAACCTTTGAGAACTCCTTAGATGAAACGGGAATATCTACCTTAGCATCCTCTAAGCTGTCCTTGGAATTAAGAAGTATTAAATGCTCTTTCTCTAGCTGTGCAAGCTCCGTTTCAATAAAGGCTTTATTTAGTTTCTCCTCTACTGGTTGACCGCATTTATCACAAACACCCTTCGTATCTCCCAACTCTGCTCGCGTTTTATACTTTAGTATTTCATGATTGACATTATCTAGGTCCCGATCTACTGTAACAAGTTGCCAGGATCTATTTGTCTCTTTTTCCTCGGCCTTTAAGATGTCCTCCAAAGACATCGACAAAACGACAGCACCATAATTTTCAAAACGCTTTTTAGCTTTCTTAAGTTTGTCAATCTTGCCTTGGAACTCCCTTATCATAGCAGTATGCTCACTTATTAAAGAGTCTTGCTCCTTCATAGTTTGATAAAACCCCGCCTTATGCGTCTTGATTCTATCTCGCATAGAAAAGATCTCATCTAGGTCTAAGAAAGTTTTAACAATGGTTCTCTTATCCTCAGCAGTGCAGTCCAGAAAGTTTGTATGGTTTTCTTGACCAAAGAACATGGAGGATAATAAAACCTTATAATTTATCTTTAGGAGGTTGTCAATATACGCTTGTGTCTTAGCTATACTTTCCTGAGTAAGCTCTTCTCCGTTTGAAAAAACCTGCAATTTACTAGGTTTTTTCTGTCTTATTATGGTTATACCGTTGTCCAAGGTTAACTCCACCAAGCACTTCTTTTTATGCTTTACATGAACAATAGAGTCCTCCGTGCTTTTCCTAATGGTTTTTCCCGTTAAACCAAAATAAATTGCTTCTATGAATGCACTCTTCCCTGACCCATTTGATCCCCCCACATCTTTGTTTTGGCCTTTAACTAAAACAAGGTTCTCAAACTTCTCAAAATTAACAAAAGTGGACTCAAAAGAATAAAAATTTTGAATCTTTATAGACTTAATCTTCATACTTTAGTAAGTTGTACCCCTCCATTAACTTGTCCTTATCTATTGATGAGTTTGCTGCTTCTATATAGTCTTGAATAACAACCTCATTAAGCCGAAAAAGATCTCGGCTTGGCTTATAATTAGATAAAGTCTCTTCATCAAAAGCGGGAATAAATTTTATATCCAGAAAAGGAACTGTTATATCGTCTATATTAGCTTGCGTTTCTCCTGCACCTAACAAAACGCGCAAAAAAGTATAATACTTTTTATTATTTATCTTCTTTTTTTGTGCTTGTACTTGATCGTTCTTAACGACAAGGTGACGAGGTCCATGCTTTATCTCATGTAAAGTAATCTCGCTATCCTCAATAACAGCAAAGTAATTCTTTTTTTCTGTTTCACCAAAATTAGTAGTATACGGAGTCCCCAAAATCAAGATTGATTTTTGCTCGCCCCCTGACATAAAAGTTCTCTCATTTTGTCGGTGAATATGACCCAAAACACAGTTATTCCTAAAACTAGTGATATTGATATTAAAATCATGATCCCCAACGGAATTAAGACAACCGTAGTACCCAAAGTGACCAAATATTGTGTAGCTGCTATCGCAGGTGCTAAGAACTTCTGTAATCTTTTCTTCATTTTCATAGTGAGGAATGTAAACCCTCTTATTTAGTTTATCAACAAAGGTATGCGTCACTATACGAACATTCTGAGAATCAAACACACTAAGAGCGGTGACACCGTTATCAGCTTTAGTGCTAGCACAGTGATTGCCTCGCAAAATAACAACACTCGACTTCTTTTGCCAATAATCAATTATACTTTTAGCGGTAAGCAATGCTTCTGGGGAAGGTTTTCTAAAGTCTAGAAAATCCCCAAGCTGAATTACCTCATCTGGCTTTACCTTATCGTATATTTTTTTAATGCATTTCTCTTGAGCACAGCGGAGACCAGCATCTTTATTGGAGATATGAATATCCCCCAACACTAATGTTTTTACCATTTATCTATAGGACATTGTTCCGTATCCATTTTTGTTTTCATTTTAAGAACACAACCACAAATTTCACACACCCCACGGGAATGGTGAGGGCATTTCTTACAGATCTCCATCCTCTCGGACGCAGTGAGAGATACCTTACACCCCCCAACTAACCAACAAGTAATAGCTTTAATAAATCTAACAACCAGCCGCACACAAAGCCTCCCAACTTATAGGAAAAAGGTTACTTAGTAAGTTTCCTACAGCTTTAGCGTACTCCTGGGTCTCCCTTTGGGTATGTTCTTCCGTCCTTTGTGTAAATAAATGATGCCAACCTAACAAAGTTCCAGTAGTGACTGTAGTAGTTAACATAGATTGTGGAAGAACCATCCTTGCCTGTTCTGGGCATACCCCTTCATCTAAGAGTTTCGCGTACAGTTTATCTGCATACACATAAAAATTATCTACCTCTTTATCGACCTTCCATGCGGCTGCTTCAGGAAGAGAATCTTCTAGGCTTCCCTGTTTTATATCATCGGAAGCTAACCTCCACTCCTCGGGCATTGGGTAATGAAAATGAGGGCCTCTTTTAATGTACCGTCTGGAGACCTCGCTCCAGGAAAAGCCTACTTGATGCTTCCCTAGTTGACGAAGAACATAAATAGGAGCCTCGATTCGGAGGGAAGCCGAAGGATGTCTAAAAGGAAGCAAGTGTTTGTGTTTTGCTAAGTAGTTAATAAGCCTAACATCAGACTCCTCATTAAATACTTCGTGTTGTTTATCAAAAGAACACCTAGCCGCATTTACCACAAGCAAATCCCCATTATGGGTATGATTCATAAGCTCAACAGAGCCTTGATTTAAACAATTAATTTTCATTAAGATAAGTCTGTACTTCGGATAAATTAGTAGGGCACCCCCCCGTAAATGACACAGAGACTCCATCTCCAAAAGATCTACCCACCTCCATGTCTACNGCAAGAGGCACTTCAAAGTTAATTCCAAATAGAGANCGGAGGTGCGGGTAGTTAACCAACTCATCATAGACGATCTCAAGACATTCAAAGAGGTCTTTTTCGTCACAAATAATCTCTAGACTATCGTGAACCGTTGCAACCACCTTAGCGTCCACAGACGCCTCCTTAAAGCGTTTCGAAACACCAATTAGCCCACAAAGAAGGATATCTGAGGCAGCACTTTGGATAGTAAAATTTAAACCCTGCCTTAAGGCTCTATTGATGACCGCACGATCTTTGCTACGAACATCAGGGAGGTTGCGCCTGCGACCGAATATAGTATAAGCAAACCCATTATCTTTGATAAACTCATTTACAAACTCCATGTATTTAAAAACACCAGGGTAAACCCTTTGATAATTTTTAATAATTTCTTTTGCTCTATCTAAAGGAATGCCCATAGTTTCAGAAAGATTAAAGGGGCCTCCTCCATAAACAATGAGAAAGGATACCGTTTTAGCTATCTGTCGTTCTTCCTTTGTGATGGTGTCCTTGCTGAAAAGGAGTTTTGCCGTATAAGTATGCAAGTCCTGACCAGACCTAAAGGCATGTTGCATACTCTTCTCCTTAGCTATGTGGGCCAATACACGCAATTCCATAGCAGCATAATCCACAGTAATGAAAGCTTGACCCTGTTCAGCTACAAACATACTACGAATATTAGTTTTAGTCTCTCTAGGCAGCGTATGAAAAGAAACGCCCATAGGTTTTTGGGCGTTGTATGCCGCGCAAGACAGCCTCCCTGTAGCAGTTCCATCNAGCCTATAGTCTACATACAGCCTGCGGCTATCGTTATACTCTAAAGCATTCTTAGTCCCATGAATATAAGTTTTTTGAAGCTTCTCTGCTTTTCTAAGATCTAATAGACCAGTTATAAACTTAGAAGCAGTTTTAAGTTCAGATGTAGACTTAGATTTAACAACTCTCTTGCTAATCTTTTTCCCTTCATCTCTATGTTTCCATTTAGCACTCATGATCTTTTAAATAGCTCCTCATTTATTTGCTCCAATAAAATCTTTAGTGTAGGGGCAGACACAGAAGGAGAGCCTTTAGCGGTTTTGTCGGGAGGGTAAAACTCAAATGCGTCCTCTCGGAGATAAAAAATATCAATCAAATCATTGTTGGAGGAAAGATTATCTGTTTTTATAACTTGATCAAACATATATAAAGAATCCTCTTGATTCAAAGTTAATTCCTTGAGACTACGCCCCAAAGCGGCAAGCTTACTTTTACTAACTAACAAGCCTTCATACTCCATATCTGCAAAGGTTTCAAGAGCAGAGGGCAAAACTTTCTCCACAAAGGGAAGAACGCCGAGAGCCTCTAGCTTCTCCTCCACTAAATCAAATAACTTCAAAGTGAAGTAAGCGTCCATAGCATTCCCCTCACAGCAATCGGAGAGGGCCATGTTTGCCCAATCAAAATTTTTCGGGTTGTTGATAGTAAGCATAGCTATATATAACAGACCCCCGTGGAGGATTATGGTGCCTAAAGTCGATAAAAAACACTTCTCATACAGCCCTGTTGGAGCTAGACTCCAAGAAATAGGTACAGTAGGAGCCTTAGCAACGCTAAGGAAAAGAGAAAGAGATCCTGGTGATTTCTTATCACAAGGAAAAAGAAGCACTAAAAGACAATCAAATGTAGGATTTGAAACCAAGAACCAAAGAGCTTCTAACACCTTAAGTTTACGTCAACGACAGACCACTGGAAAGATGGGTGGAGGAGCCACCTCAGTATTAGTTAAAAGAAAACTAGGAATAGCA